AGCACCCCTAAGGTCAGCACTGCTAAGGTTAGCACCGAGAAGGTCAGCACGTCTAAGGTCAGCACCTACACTAACTGCATAAATTACACAATCTTTAATTGACTCACAATCGTGTTCAAAGATTGTAGTTTCGTCAAATCTATTTTTAATCTGTATCATGTCGTTTATTTTAAGGCTGTTTTTAGGTCTTTAATTGATGTATGGTATCTTTCCTCACAAAATTTAAATAACTTCAAATTTCTGCCCTCTATGGACTCACAGACCGATTTATACAGGTCTATGTCTGATTTGTTCGCAGTTTTGCGCCACGATCTGGATCGGCTCATGTAGTGATCCATGCAGTCCTGCCAAAAAATGATCCGTTTGGCGAGGTGGTTAATGCGTTTGTAGTCGGTTGGGATGTGTTCGATTTGGTCGGGACTAACATACCAATATACTAATTTATTTTCCTCTGTGTATTTATACAAGCCATTAAAAACATCTTTACCAGCAAACGCAATGCGGGTTCCTAATTTAAACCCGACATTGTTGCCTTCTTTACAGAAAATTACCACATCGCCAACATTTAGGTTATTTGCTTCTTCTTTTGTCATGTCGTTTTGTTTTATTGATTAACACACCAAAGATAAACCAACCGTTTCATATAAACAAATATTTTAGCAACTTTCTTGTGATTATTTTTTAAGTAGCTGTGAATCAGAACGGATCGTTATTCCAATTCACAACGAATCCGCGATTATATTCCTCGTATCTGCCATTTTCAGGATTGTTCCTCATCTCAATCATTCCCTTATGGCCCAAGTGTCTGAATTTTACCTTCTGTATATGTATCTGAACATCATCGTTTAGTGACCTATAAACAGTAATGCCATAATCTGCCTTGTTAAAAAAATGTGCTGAACCGGATATGCTGTAAAGGTTGGGCACTTCAAATATACCATCCTTTTTTTCCATCTTTTTTGGATGTGCAACAAGCACCATAAGTACATCGTTCTGCCTTGCAAAGTTGGTGATCTTCCCAAGTGATTGGCTTATGAATTGTGTTTCGCTTATATCCTTTGACGTCTGCTCAATAGTGTTCCACGGGTCAATCACAAACCCATTGATACCATATTTTCTGACCAAATATTTCGCTTTGCTTAGAATCACATCCAAGCTGTATTCCTCATCTTCAGGCAGCACCCAAAAATAATTTTCATTTACATCGTTGGCATATCCCTCTAATTCTGTTACAGTCATGTTCTGCATCCATTTACCGGATTGCTTAGCTATCAGTTTTGATGCGTGCAGGTAAATCGGAAAGTTCTCCGGTGTAAAGTACCCCCACTTCCAATGATGTATCGTTGATAACTGAACAGCAATCTCATCAACCCATTCAGATTTTCCATGCCCTGGTATTCCGGTTACAACCATGACTCGACCTGTTTCAAATGTAATAAACTCATTCAGCTTCGGATGTCTTAATTCAAGTCCTTTCGACAATCCTTCATTATACATCGAGAATAAATCATCCCAATAATCCGAAAGGTGAACTATACCCTCAACCGGAACATCAGATATGCGAGCGTTGTAAAGTTCATTTTTGCCATATTTCAAAAGAAATTCATTCGCATCCTTGCAATCCTTCAGGTCAAGAATAGAACATCTTTCTGCTCCGATCCGCCTTATCAGTTCCTTTCTCAACTTAAATCCTGGCTCATCCTGATCCACGGCAAGCACAACTTTTTTGTCATCAAATATTTCAGGATCAAAAAAATCCCAATTACTCGCACCATTAGGAACGCTAATAACTGAATCAAATCCAGCCACAATAAAAGAAAGCACATCCATCTCGCCCTCAACAATTATAACATTTTCAGTCATGCTGTCAATATTGTACCATGTTGATTTCCCGTCCTTAAAACTTTTGAAGTTCTTTTCCAAATCACGGTATTTCACGTTCACCAATACCCCTCCTTCAAAATAGTTGAACTGAATCGTATTTCGCTCAGTCTTGGTCTGTGGCATCCATTCCATCCCATCGGTTACACGAAGTTTGCGTAATGCAGACTGAGTTATTCCCCTTGATTCAAACCATTTAACCACTTCCGATGACAGTTCGGTTTGGTTTTTCCATTCCGGTAATTTGTATATAACTTCTTTTTTCATAGACTTAAATTTATGGATGTTGCCAGATTTGCCACAGTGGTGACAGATAAACATTCCTGTTTCAATCTGGACAGATAGCGAAGTATCGTTCTTGTTTGTTCTTGTTTCTTTGCAAAACGGGCATTGAGTCTTTAATTGCCCTGAAGTCTTACCCCGTAATGGTAATCCTAAAGAGTTCCATTCGGTTATCATTGGTTGATTATTCCACGAATCCATTTTGTTTTTGGTTTTGGTTTTTTCTGCTTAGCCATGCTTCGACTACCCATGTTCGTATTGCACCGGCATCGGAAGCATATTTTTTACCTTTTGCTTCTTTGTATGACGATAGTTTGTCAATCATCCAATCCAATCCATCCGATCCATATTTCGATGTTATGTTGTCTATTTCGGATTGGGTTAATTTGACATTGTCGCGTATGTGTATATACTCTTTCGTTTTGCATTCACTTTCCCTTTCACTTTCATCTTCTATATTAGGAAGCATTAGGTAACCATTTGAAAGGCTTTCAAAGGATTCAAAATTCAATGCTAAAAGATTGTTTTTCAAGTCTATTGGTAATTCATTGAAATTTTGGATCGCGGACTTAATCATATTGCCATTCATTGATTGATTTTTGATCCAATTAGGTAAAAAAATCCATTCATTGAACCAATAGAAAGCCTTTCCAATCCTTTCAAATGATTCAAGTGTATCTGAAATTTGCTTTCCTGTGAGTCCTGTTTCAAAAATAATTCTCTTTATGCTCACCTTATAAATCCCAAGCATGTTAGTATAGCTATTAGTCAATAAATATATCCATACTAATTTTTGTATTGGGCTTATGGTTTCAAACCATCCATCAGCCCACATACTTGTATTGATTGATCTCTTAACGCTCATTTCTTGACTCCTTATAGTGAATTTTGTTCCAACATATTCCACAAAAATAACTTATTGCATCTTCATAGTTTTTGGAACCTTTAAATTTAAAACAAGCTATTTTCATAGCATCTTCAACTTCAAAAATATTAAGTTCGTTGATGAATTTTGTAATTGAAAATTTAAATTTTTCCGTAAAATTCAGATTGCCAAAATTTTCCCTAAAAATTGCTTCAACCCTTTTAATATCTTTATTTTGGCGTTTCTTAATCGCGTCTAATGCTTTCCTATGTTTAAGGTATTCTTTCTCCCTCTCAATTATAGCTTCTCTATTTTCATTAATTGAAAGTGGGATCAAGTTTAATTCAATGTTGGATTTACCCCTATTACAATCAAAGCAGGATGATATTAAATTATCAATATCGTCACTTCCACCTTTTGAAACAGGAATAATGTGATCCACTTCAAGTTTTACGTCTGGAGGATTTTTGCCACAATCCCTACAAATGAATCCATCTCTTTTGAAAACTTCAAACCTGATTTTTTTTGAAACTGCCATTGTTTGTGATTGTTAAAAACGACAAACCCCGAAAGGCATAGCCGCATCACTGGCATTTGCGCAATCGGGGATGTCGTTATATATTTTCATTATAGTGATGCTATTATTACCTTATACGTTATTCTGTCCCGATTTGTTGCGTTCCGTACAAACTTTTTCTCAGTTGCCTGTTGTACTCCACCCCGTCATCAATCATCTTAAACAGCCTGGCACTCTCCGATCTGAATTTTCCGTCCGTTGCGAGCAGATCATTTATAACCTTTGTGCCGTGTATCATTACGCAATGGCTACGTTGATAGTATCGTGCCGCATCAGTAGTTGTCATGCCGAAAACCCTGTGACGGACGTACATGTGCAGGAACCGTGCAAGTGGGTACGGTCTGGTTCGGATCGCGTTGTTGGTGATTAGTACGGACAGATGCGCTCCGGTCAGTCGCACTATCTCGATCATGTAGTCAGTTTCGCTGTACGGTTCGACCGGATCACGTTCCGGCTCCGTTGCCAATCGGTCCGCAAAGTATTCGATTCGGTTCGCTTCGGGTGAGTCAATTGATAGCGGGTCTTTGCCGAGCTGGAACGCAATCCAGCGGTTGACGATGGTTTGTATTTCGGATGGTTTCATTTGAATAGTGTTAATTGTTTAAATTCATTTACTAAATTTGTTTTTAAGTCTAAATTACAACAATCGAATTTATTGTAATTTACATTTTCTCTAAAATACATATGGTGTTCAAAAACATATTCACCAACTGATTTTTGTGCAAATTTATTAATATCATCTACTTTCTTTATTTTACAGTCCAATGTTAAATGGTTATATCCACCATATTTTAATGAATAAGGTTCATAATCAATCACAAACCATTTTCTAATCCAGTGATTTACTTTTAAAAACTCAATTAAAATTTTATCACATTTTATTGAATTTATTATATTATTATCAATAAATTCAGGTATAAAAGGACTTAATCTAACAGAAACATCAAAACCCATTTTGCTAAGTTTTTCAATAGCTTTTATTCTATTAGTTGTACTTGTGGCATTTTCATATTTATTACAAATTTTATCATTAGTTGAGGTAATTGATATTTGAAAATGAGCTAATTGCTTATCATATATATCTATGTATTCATCGGTTGCCACTAAATCACTTTTAGTAACTATCAAATAATTTATTTTATACTCATTTAACCAAAGTATTGTTTTATAAGTTATTCGTTTTGATAGCTCTAATGGCTGAAAACAATCCGTCATACCCCCTAATTTAACAACAGAAAAACGTTGCAATGATTTAATACTATTTCGTATTGCGGCAACATTAGATATTAGTGGGTTTTGCGGATTCCATAAACCACGAAAAGCAAGTAAACTTTTAGCATAGCAGTATGAACAATCGTGCTGGCAACCACAGCCATAGGTGTCGATACGGGTTGTGTATCGACACCATGTATTAAATTTACGCCCGTCAATGTTTGCAAAGTGGCTTTTAAATTCCATTTTATAAGCGTCCTATTGGTGGATAAAGTTCTGAAATCTTAGACGGATCGCCCTTGTAAAATACAAGTATTTTTTGCTCTCTCTTTGGAAATTTGCGTGAATTTAAAGTTACTTTAGCTTGTGCAAGCCTTGTAAATTCACATTCGAGATATGTTATTTTGTTGTAAATATGAAGCCCCTTTGATTTAAAAAACAATTCATGTTCTGCTTCAACTCCATAATATCCACCCTTTTTATCCCTACTATCACCTGTCATTACAATAAAAAAACAGTTATCATTCAAAACACTCAAAGCGTTTTCATAACCCTTGAAAAGTGTATCTCTAAATTCATCGTAGGTTGGCATTGAATTTAATTCACCTTCGGGAGATTTTCCGTCATAATCTAAATAATCCTCCACCTTGTAATAAGGGGGACAGGTAAATATAAGGTCGTATTTCTTTTTAGGTGTGAATTTAGCCGTGTCTGATTTTATCCATTTAGCATTATAAAAATCCTGGCATATTGCATTATTACTATCGCATTGGTTTTGCCTAATTTCACTGGATAGGTATTCGTATCCATACGATCCGGTAACAAACCCCATTTGAACACCTCCACCAAAAGGATTATAAACACTAACGCCGTTTGATGGCATAAAAAAACGCAATATAACTTCGCAGGCAACTGGGTCTAAAACAGATACATTTGCATTTAATGTTTTTGATTTATCTGAAATTATTTCACCGTCAACTATTTTTTTTGTCTGCATTACTATATTACCCATTCCAGTTGTACCCTGCCATGCGCCCTCTCTGGATGCAAATTTTGGGTTTATAACACCGTGCTTTTCACCTGCGGATTCTATTTTATCATTCCACTCATGCTTCATTTTTAACCAATCACCCTTAGTGGAGTTCCAAACATTTGTCATTGTAGCATGGCAAAGTCTTTTAAATCTAACCTGTTCTAATGTGCCATAAACCATATATGAATATCCGCTTAAATTTAAATATTCGATAAAACCACAGGCTGCAAATACCTTTGGATTTTCTAAATCATGCTTTTGGCT